TGCGGGTGCATACATCAATCACAATGCCCTGGACGGTTTCTTGTGCGGTGCTCATTGGGGGTTTTTTTGATTACCTGACTATTATAGGGGGTCTTGGGTCAAGTGTCAAGCGTTTTATCCAACCAATCCGTAACGGTTCCTAGATCCGTTAAATTTCGTTGCAATTTCAGAATCTGCAAATGCTTTTTGGTAAATCTTAACCACTGAAACAGATAGATTTGAAAACACAGTTCCATCAGTCCATCGAGCAATTCTCACAACACCTAAACTATCGGTGGGTAAATCACCTGTATAAGTATTCACAAGATTTCCATTTAAGTAAAGTTTAGTATTTGTTGTCCCATTTCTTACAACAACACCGTGATACCAGAGGCTGTTTGTGACTCCTGCACCCACTAAATGTGTATAGGATCCAGATGGTCTGGAAGAATATGCAACTCTATTTGTCGATAATCCTGCAGAGGGACTAACGTTTCCATATGTTACGTGCAACATATTAGCGGTGGCTCCTGTTGGATTCGTATCTACAATTACGTTCATTGCAGTTGTATCTGACGGTGCCCCATTGACTTTAAACCAGGTCTCAATGGTCCAATCTCCAATTCCAATAATATCTGTTACTTTAGTGATTGTTTCGGCGTATTCATCAACTCCATTGAAGGTCAGGAATCCACCATCAGAATACTCATAGGTAGCAGGAGATCCAGTTGGAAACAGTGTTGCATTATTTCCATTTCCACTTAAATCGTTCCAAGATGTTCCAACACCTGAATAAGAATTTGAATCTCCAGCATCAAGATGTAGAACAATTGCATCGACGGTTACGGTTGTTGCGGAATCAAAACTCTTGACTGATGCAATTGCTGATGCATTTTTAGTTTTTCTTGCTTGAATTCGATTGTCAATTCGATTCATTCCCCAAGAAGTAATTTCTTTTTCGTTCTTATTTTCTTTGATCGTATTTAAATCATTACGTAAAGAATCTCTTGATTTTCTTAACTCAATAATTTCATTGTATATGGACGAAAGACTACTTGCAATTGCAACACATCTTGCAGGAGTCACACTAGTATTTGTTGCTTCCGGTGCAACACCAGCACCGGAATATGCAAAGAATGGAGCTACGTTTCTTGCTTGATGATCTGCTAAAGTTGTTGATATATCAAATCTCCCAGTTCCAAGATTTGTTCCACTGCCATCTGTCCCAAGACCTGTTAGTGTTCCGTCATTATTTTTATAAACAGTAGGTTCTTTTAGATTTCTATATCCATAACCAGCATAACTAGGGGTCAAATTATAAATTGTATCTGGTTCAAAAACATTATCTGCACCATAATCAACACTTGGTCCAGCAAGTTTTGGATAAATTTTAATATTTTCAACTTCGTTTCTAACGTTTACGGATGCTGTAATGAAAGAAGATGATGCCGCTGAAACGACATTTCGAATTGCTCCAGAGGAAGTTGTTGCACTGTATCCAATACCAGGCCAACAATTTCCATCTGTTGCTTCAGTAGACAAAGTAACAATCTGTTGTTTTTTAGCATTAATGTCTGCATTAATTGATAAAATCTTATTATCAACAACTCTACAAAATTCTTGTAAAACCTCTGCCTTTGACTTTATTTTTTCTCGATTTTTACCATCAATACTACCGTCAACTAAATTAGATTCTACTTCATTAGTTGTTGAAGTCCAAGTTCCATCTGAATTTTGTGTGACTGAAGTTTGAGTCAATGTTTCTGGAGCAATAACATCACTTTGATTTCCTAGACATCCATCTAGTTCATTCTGCTCTTCTTCTAAAATTTCAATAACTTGTATCTTTAAATTTTCATCCATTGTTATGCATCTTCCACTTCATATTTTGTTATTTATTTTCTCTGATCGATTCAATTTCTTTTTTCAATTCTTCAATTTGTTTTTGTTGATCTTGAATTGCAGAGATCAAAACAGGAACTAATTTCTCGTATCGTATTAATTTATATGTTTCATCATACATTTTTCTCTCCCCAACAATATCTGGAGCGATTTCTTCAACCTCTTGTGCAATTAAACCATATTGCCGTTTAATTTTTCCTGGATATCCATTTTCATCATCTGGTTCACGATACTCATTCAAAAATGAATCAGGACATAAATCTTCTCTCCAGTCAAAACGAACTGGATTTAATTGCAATACAATTTCCAGTCCATTACTAAAAGATTCTATATTCTTTTTTAAACGAGCATCAGATGTAAGGTCTGGTTCTCCAGAAACTGGAAGTCCATTGATTTTCCACCCACCATTTAAAACACCGCTTGCTGCTGTTAAAGAGTCTGAGGGTGTTATATTTTCATAGGATGGAACAACATCAACCAAGAGACCATTAACTTGATTTCCTAATGCCGAATAAGACACGTCTAATGCACCAAGACTAATATCAGATCCAATTGTCGAATCCACTCCAAAAAGGTTTCGAACTCCTGTTAAAACTTCAAAACCAGTTGTGTTAATTGATATTGGTGATGTTAATGATGGACCTACAACCAATGATGCGGTAAATGGTGTAAGTGTTGCACCTTGTCCACAATGTAGTTTATGAATTGATGCTGTTCCAGGTTCCCAGAATCCTTGTGGGATAATGAGAGCACCTCCAGAAATTGGAGATTGAACTTCTAATTGAGAGCAATTTAAGTAATCAAACATCTTATCTACACGTTTGTGATAAACTCGTAAGTAACTGTGCCCAGTTTCCTGCTAATAATGCTTGTAATGTGCTGGCAGATGAAACTGCACTACCTTTAAATATTTTTCCCGAAATTCTAAGATTTGAGTTAATCTTTACGCTTTTTGCTGCAGTAATGCACATATCACCAGCAGCCAATCTCAATTCACCGCCAGTAGAAATAGTAATTTGACCATTCGAATTAACTAAAAAGTTACCATCACCATCTCCACCAGAAGTTACAAAATGAATATTTCTCGCGGTTAGTCTAATATCACCATTCTCAGCTACGAGATCAATATCACCATATTTTGCACAAATAGTTCTCGCAGGATTATTTTTTTGTTCTGGATCTAAACCGTGTCCACAAGTTTCACGAATAGCTCCTTGTATATGTTCAACTTTATTACCGTTTTTTCCATAAACAACGTGATTAGACGCAGAAGTCATAATTGTCAGATCACGCCCATCATCTTTTGATTCTGGTGCAATAGGACCACAATGAATCAGACAATGTGTATTATCCGCAACTGTAAAATCTGGTGCAACTGATGCCATCTAGTTCAATATCCTATGATGAAGTATTTATTGTAGCTCTAGTGGTCCCAACACAATCAACAATCTGAACAAGTTTGTTTGGATTAATTGTTTGTAATTGATTATCTCTTAAGAACTGATTGAGTGGAATAAATCTGAGTCTGGTTCTAAATTGAGCACCCAATCCAGTTGAACTATTAACAACTAATCTTGGAATTGTTGTGAATCCAAATCCTGAAGATAAGATATTAATTCCTGTGATCTGACCAATTGGATTTGTTTGTATTTCAAATACCGCACCATTATTTCCACCATCTACACTAACTGTATCACCAGAAGTATATCCAATACCAGTGTTAACGATATCAACATCGCCAATAACAGAAACTGCATTATTATTTCCATTTCCAGAAGTATTTCCAGTATCATCACCAGTTCCTGTTCCTGTTCCTGTTCCTGTTCCTGTTCCAGTCCCAGTGCCTTCACCAGTTCCAGTCCCCGTTTGATCACCAGTTCCTACAGTAGATTCAGATCCAACTGTTCCTGAAGTTGTTTCAATACCTGTTGAAATTACAGATGGTTTTAGTATTGTAACACTAACGTTTTCAGTATCGGTTTGACTACCAGATGCGGCATTTGAATTTGTAGCAGTCAATGTATAGGTTTCTGTGCCATTTCCACCGCCAGCAGGGAAACTATAGTCTGTGGGTATAACAACGCTCGCACTTCCATTTGAAGGTAGAGTTTCTAGACCAGAAACATTCAATGTAGTTGATGTTGAATTCGTTGATTGCCACGATAAAGTTACAATGTCACCAGGATTGACTGATGTTGGAGAAGCGGAGAAACTATTGATAACTGGTGTTGATGTGTTAACTTCAGATGTTGTAGATGATCCTTCCTGAAGAACTGTTAAGATAAAACTTTGAGTTGTAGTTTGGGGTGAAGAGTTTTGATTTGATTTTTCGGCAGTTAAAGTAAAAGTCTTTGTTGTTTCAGTTTCTCCTGCAGCAAACGTCACATCAGACGCATTAATAACAACACTAGCAGATCCAATCAAAGGTAAATTACTATATCCGGTTACATTAAGAGAAAGACTGTCTGTATTTACTACATCCCAACTTAAAGAAACAGAATTACCAACGACCACTGGATTTGGAGATCCAAGGAAAGATGTAATTGACGGAGCTCCACCCAAATATGAATCACTATTATCCGTCCCTGGACTTCCTATCGGAACTTCAACAACGGTGTCTGAAGTTCCATTTTCACCGTCACCCATTATCGCATATGCAGATGCTCCGGATCCACATCCGGCAGGATCAACAATCGAAACAAATGGTGTTGACGTATATCCACTCCCACCATTTAATAGATTTGCACCAATGATTTGTCCAATATTATTCACAACTGCCTGTGCAACCGCACCAGATCCACCTCCACCAAAGATAACAATTTGAGGTATTCCACATTCAAACGTTCCAGTATAACAAGAACCTGGTGATTGTGATGTATTTGAATCTGGTCCAAAGAAATCTCCCAACCACTCATCTGCAGTTCGAGATATTTCCCCTGCAAAACTATCAGATATTCCAAAATTGTTAAAATTATCAATTGCAGTTGGACTTACACTTGCATTTAAATCGTTAATGAATTCCTTTAATTCAGGACAGTTTGGTTGTCCACATAAAAATCCCTGAAATCCTAGAATGTAACTAATTGCGCTACTTACAGATCCGCTAATTTGTGCGACTCCAGATAAAATATCATTGATCTGATCAAAGATTGGTCCAAGTGTTGCGTCGATTTGATTTGTTAAATTATTGATCAATGCGTTTGTCCAATTTTCGATTGCACATAATGGAGCATTAATAATTTGACCGATTAAAGCATAGACAAAGTCACCAACTAAATCAAATAAACTTCTAATAATATTTTCAAATGCACAAAATATTTGATCAAAAATTGCTTCAGATAAAGATTCTTTAATTGTTTTTAAAAGTGGTGGAAGAATACTCTCTAAAGCACTTTCAATTAATCCTTTAACCTTATTTAAAATCCAATTACGGAGACGTTGAATTAATGTTTTTAAAATTCCAGTTATTGCTGAAATTATAGATTTTATTTTTCCTTGTAAATTTTGAACTTTATTAATTGTTCCTTGAACATAAACATCATTAAATCTTTGAACTGTTTTTAAAGTTTCAAATAGTTTTAAAAGTTGATTATTAATTGCACCTAACGTCCCATCTCCACAAGGGTTTCCAACATACCATTTTTCTTGACTTAATGTTAAGAAATCAATATTTCCAATGGTATCCCACTTTGTTTGTAATATTCTTCCAGACTGTCCACCGTCAGCAAATAAATCGACACCAGATAATAATGCCTGCTCATCATAGGTAAGATTATTTAAATCTAGATTTATTGCATTAGGTAGTTTATATTCAGACATTATTAATATACATCTAACTTAAAGGTGGAGGTTCTATTGGAGATTTTTGTCCCGATGGAGTTTTGTCACCAGATCCAAATAAATTAGCAGGAGATGGATTTATAGGATCAAAGTAATTCAAAGTTGTTTTAAATTCTGTTCCCCCCTGATTAACTTGATCTGCCGCTGCCACTTGATAAGTAGGATCAGTTCTTGCAAAAACACCAATAATGTAAGGTTTTTCATAATCATCATCAAGAAATAGTCCCATAACCCATTCACCACCCACAAGGGCAGTTGATGATCTATTTAGAGTTCCGTGAGAAGTCGGACGTAGAACAATTGCCCAAGGTAAATCATCATCTTGCAATATTGTGCTCTCTCTTGGGTGATATCCAACGATTCGAACTTTGACTCTATCTCCCCACTTTTCAGCATCAGTTTTATTACTCAACTGACCTAAAGGAACTTGCCCAATCCAAAATCTAGGTGGGTTTTTTCCAAAAAATCCTGGTTTAAACATTTGAATTATGTCCCCCCACCAGTATATAGACCATAAGTATCACGTGCCAAAGTCATATGTGTTGTTGATCCATATTGACCTTCAGGTGTAAAATGATGCGCCAAGTGAACAATCAGATATTTTCCACTTAAATTTTCATCAAACACACCAGAACTAATATCATCTTGAGAAACTTTAGGAAAATTAATTTCTACATTTTTTCCAGCTTGCAGTTGTAAGTTAGAAGGAACAACAACATTCAACATTTGTGTGAATAATATATTATATCTCATAATTGCCTTTGCCTGATATAAACGTGGATCATTATTGATGGATGTGCTTATTCCAACTTCCATATTACCAGTATCCAAGACAAAGTAATTTGTTCTCGTAAAAGCATCTCCAGATTCAAACTCTCCCGGATATTCTGGAGAGTTGCCAAGATATTCAAATCCTGTTTCGGAAAGTTTTACGAAAAATTGCTCATATTGAAGACTAAAAGGATTAAAGAAAACATTTTTTGTTTTATAAACACCTGCTCGTAATGCAGTTAAAATATTTTGATTTTTACTTACGTTATAACTCAATATCTTATTGTTACTGTCTTCAGCAGTAGCGACAACATTAGACTTTACATATGATGCAATTGCAGAAGATTTTACTAGCGAATCAACAGATCTAAAATTTAATGACTGTTGAGTTTCCCAAAAGAAATATCCAGGTGCTCCAGAACTTGGAACTGATTTTGGAGCTAAAGATAAAACAAGATCAAAAGGTCTTTTAGCAGATCCAGTGAATGCATATGAATTTGATGTGTTTTCTACAACTAATCTTTCTGATGGAAATTCTAATTCGTCAGTGAGTATTTGCCTGACAGTATTTCCAACGTTATTGTAATACTTTTTATAAATGGTTTTATTCTCATTTTTAATGGATGATTCTGATGATAAGTTTAAAAATACGATTTGTTTTGAATTTTTTTCTTGTGGAACACTTGCCGCAGTTATATACAAAGGATATGAATCAAAATCTAAAGTTCCAGATTCATTTCTAACGATAATTTTAACTGCTTCCTTTCCACGAATCGGTAGAGAAGAAAATACTGTTCCAACACGCTCTTGAGTATCCTGCTCACTTGATGCTGAAAGACTATTTCCAGTATCGACAAATGTTACACTTGCAGTTATATTTGGAGAAAATAAACTTTCATAGTATGAAAAAGATGTTACTGCATTTTTAATATCTACGGTTGTCCCGTCTTTATCAATTAGAAATTTATCGTATAAAGAGGGTCTAGTTTGTCTTGACATTTATACTAACCTTAATGCCATTAATTGTTCCATATTTACATTTCCACCACTTTCACTTATATATCCAGAGTTTCCTCCAATATATCGAACAACTTCTCTTTCGACTATGTATGGTTGCTGAACAGTTGCAAGTAGAACATTTGAAGAATCATTTGTAGATGACTGTAGATTTCCATATTGTTTTTGTTTAGTTTTCAACTTTGATTCTAATTCTTTCAATAGTTGCAAATTTTGTTTTTCAATTTCAATGTCCATAGGAATTAATCCCATAGGTCCACTGGGCATTTGAATTGTTAACTTTTCATCTTTAATTATTAACTTATATTCATCTATATTCATTTCATTTTCATTCATCTCACCCATAATATTTTTAATACTGCCAATTAAGGTTAAGTTTGAAATTTGTGACTGCTTTTTCGGAGTATATCCACCACGATAATCGAAATGCCAAGGTTCTTTTTGTGAGAAGGTCATTCCTGAATTATACCAACCATATTTGGTGCAATTTTTTTGAGCCCAGGGAATTCCACTGGATAAGTCAATAGCAATCCCCCTCTCGTGGTCAGAAGATCCTGGAGGTGCTGCTAGATTTCCTAATCCCCTTATGAATAAATCATAGAGATAAGCTTGAACACTACTATCTCTCCAGGCAGATATAAGTTTGATTGTGACTCCTGCTTTTTTAGCATCTGCTTTCATTGCAAGATAGGCAGCTGCTGCATCCGATCTTAATCTAAAAGATCCCTCAACAACAACTGTCTTTTCTTTGGGTATGATATCACCTTTTGGTTTTGGTGGTGGAGTGGTCGGTGTTACGGTTCCTCTAGTTTCCACACTAACTTGTGCTGGTTGCAATTTACCTTGCCTAAATTTTCCAATTTGTGCTCCTCTTGGCTCAAATCCGAAAATGTGTCCAATTCTTGAAACTTCAGTATCATCTGCTAATTGATCATATTTTACATTTTCATGAGTTGTAGCTCTAAAACTATCACGTGATCCAACAAAAGTTCTAGAGGAGGACTGTCTACTAGAGTCCAGTAGTGCCGAGGCAATAGTTTCTAATTGTGATCTAGGAACACCATTTTTTTCAACAAATGCAATTGCAGTGTTTTTATCTTTAATTTTACCCCACTCTGAAGGACCACCATATCCACTTACAGGAGTAAATTGACCAGGATCTAAAATTGCCTTTCTTATACTACCACCAGTTTTCCACGGATCTCCTGAAGCGGCAACTCTATTATAGATTACTTGAGCAACATCTGATGCTCCTTGTGGATCAGAATTTTCAAACAATGCACCGGTTGATAATAACCAAAAATCTGCACTATCACTCGAAACACTTACTTCCCCTGGATATTGTCCGCCACCTGGACCACCACCTGGAGGTCTTTCATCTTCCTTTCCATCCTTTCTACCTTTTATAAGATCTCCAAAAATAGAAAGATTTTTTGTCAATTTAGAAAAAGATTTATTATTTTCATCTTGAACATTTAGTAGAAAACTAGAAGTTTTTGTATTTGTTTCAAAATCTTCAAAAGCATTGACTGATTCTCTTGCCTTCTTCCCCTTTGCTGTTCCACCAGGTCTTGCAAAAGTTCCAGGACTTGTTACTTTCTTTTTCTTTGTAACGGTTCCGCCACCTTGAAATCCCTGAACTGTTCCACCTTTTGCATATCCCCTTGTCTCTTCTGGAGTTGGTCTTGGTATTACTGTTGGAGGAGGTTCTACTGAAGGTCTTAATGGATTAGATTGTGGTTGTGGTTGAGGTTGTGGAGGAGTTGGGTATCTACCATATCCACCACTTTGAGCGAATGCACTTGCTGTTGGTTGTGCAGGTTGTGCAGGTTGTGGTGTTGGTGCTCCAAATACGTTAAATAAATTCACCATCAACCGATCAATCATATTTAATTCACTGTCTAAATTATCAATTCCTTTATTGACCTCATCTCTTTCTGCTGTTAACTTTTGTTGATCTTTTGGAGTTAATGAATTTACAATTTGAATAAGACCATATCCTAGATTACCAAGAATTTTAAAAGTTTCTTTTATTGCATTAATAATACCAGGATTTTCATCAAAAAATTTCTTTAATTTTTTAATAAGACCCGGAAGAGTGTTTATTAAAAATCCAACGAGAATAATACCAAAAAGTTCTTTAATTTTGTCAAAAATACTCATTGGACCAGAAATTAATTTATCTTTGATACTAGTTAAAGCTCTTTTTACTCCAGATGGTTTTTCAATTGTTTGTTCTTTTAATGCTCTTTTTTCTTGAGTCTCCTGATTTTTCAAAAAACTAGTTTCTGATAATCTTAATTTTCTTAATTGTTTATTATTAGACAATAAGGTATTGTGAATTCTTCTTGCATTTAATTTAAGTTTTTTAACTTCAGTTGCTTCCATTTCAGATTACCTCCTTATGTAAGAATCCCATATTCCAAAGCGGCAAGACTTATATAATCATCCAAACGATTTGTTGTTTTAGCAGTTGGAGGTGGAGTAGCTTCAGATACATTTGGTTGTCCAGAAGATTGCCTCATAGTAATCGGAGGCATTGGGTATGATAACATTGTAATTTTTGAAGCAGATTCAGATTTTAATGTATTAAATGCATAGGATTTTGGTATTGATTTAACCGAACTTAATTGTGGAGTTGATGGATTATATGGTTCTACTGGAATTCTTTGTGGTCCAGTGATTGGAGCGGGACCAGGTGTTGGTGAAGAAGGAGGTGGTGTTGCAGCAGGAGTAGTTGCAGCAGGTGGTGGTGTTGGTGAAGAAGAAGGAGGTGATGATGGTGTTGGTGAAGGTCCTGAAGTGGGAGGTAATTTGGGAGGAATTTTATTTCTATCTTCATCAGAAGGCATTGATTTACCTTTCTCTGTTGAAGAAGGAGATGTTGTCGGTAAAGACGGCGATGCAGGTGGTTTTTGTGTATCTGATGGTCCACCTTTACCTGTCCCTTCTCCTGGTGGTATCTGGGATACTTTTGGAAGTTTTACTTCAGCGTCTTTAATTTTTTTCTGTTTTTCTTGCCTGATTAATCCATCTAGTTCTTTATTAAATGCATCAAGTTGTGAAGAAAATTCAGTATTAATTGAAGCCTGGCGAGCATTATTCTTTTCTTGATCCTCAATTGCTCCCTTAAAAGACAACCACATCGTTCCGGCATTATCATTAATATCTTTCAAAAGAGGGCGGAATAGGTTAGCGGAACTAGTCCTGATAACTTCTTCACCAGGAGCAAGCATTGCTGGAACACTGTCTACATTTCCAGATCCTCTACCACCCACGGTTCCACCGCCTGAAAAGAATGGTAATAATGAACAAGTATCACACTTTTTCTTTGGTGCTTCTTTTGGTATTGTTCCGCCTTTTGATCTAGCAACTGCCATGCCGCGTCTTGTCATTACCTGAATTAATTTTGGTAATGTCCTTAATAGATTTGTTACAGCTGCAACATCACCAAATGGAAATGGTCCATCTACAAAAGGCAATAAAGCAGATGATGCTAAAATCGCTTGAATTTCTGGATCATTAGATAATGATCTAACTTGATCCCATGTTTTTGATAGTTGTTGAGGACTTTGTGCGGGAGTTGATCCTGCTGCCTGCTGGGCCGCTTGCACGTTTGTTGCAGAATACCCACCAGCAGGAACACCTTGCCTCGATTGACGATATTGTTGCTGTAATGTTGGTTGAACAGCAGGTATTGGAGATGGAGGTGCTGGAACAACTGATCCTGATGCTACTCTCTTAATGTGTTCGGTGAGTTGTTGATTCGCAATTAATGCTGCAATTGAAGATGCGACAAACGCTGCAGAAAAAGCAGGATTGCCCATACATTGCAATAAGGGTTGGCACGGATTTCCTGGTCCAGAACCGCCCCCTGGAGGTTTTGTTGGGGGTTTACCCCAAACTCTACGAATTAACTCAACAAGACCTTTGAATTTTCTAACAAAACCTATAATTTTTATAATCGCCCCGACCAGTTTTGCACCAATAATAATGCCAACAATCCACTTCCAATGCTTGGTTAAAAACTCAAATGTCTCTAATAGTTTTTGTCTATTCTTTTTGTCCGATAACCAACCAAAAGCAGCATTAACGACAAATCCTGTTGCAATTGTGGATACAAATTCAATGATTCTATCAAAGATACCTTTTGCTGGAGCAGTAATTTTGTCAAATGCTCCTCTAATTATTCCAGCATCATTATTAACAGACTCTATTGCCTTTTCTTTTTGTGCTGCTCTCTTTTTGAGCATTGTTGCACGTAAAGATCCTAAAGACTTCTTCTTTTCAGTAATTCTAGAACCAAAATCTAGAGATAGTTGTTTTTGAATCTCTACGAGAATTCTATTCGTTTCGACTAATGCTGAATATATTTGCTTATCTTTACTATCTTCTCCAGAGACTACTTTCGTTAGAGTATCGGTGATCGAAGATCCTTGTTGTTCTTTCTGAATAGGTTTCAGAAAAGAAAATGTTGATGTTTTTAACTGCGGTTGAAGTTTCGAAGCATTAGAAAAAATGGAAGAAGAGATGTTTCTTCTTCCTAATTTGGGAACTGATGGTGATCTAAAAAATGGTTGATTTTCTAATGCCACTTACTGCTGTGCCTTAAGATTTTCTTCTTCAATGTGTTGTTGGAGAAGAGTTACATAAACCTCTCTCTCCCACGGCATCATATTTTCTAGTTCTGTCAATGAATATTTATGATACTGTATTAAGGCAAAATTAGTCTTGAAATAGGATTCAAGACTTGTATGTGACATTATCAGCTGAAAAAACTTGCCAAACCCTCCAAAACGATCTCACTTTCAACTTTTGTTTTTGGATTCTTAACCATTAAGGTGTGTGATAGTTTAGGCATAGAAGTAAAGAACTTCTCAATCTCCTTAAACTGTTTAGTATTCATTTGTTCTACAAAATCTTGTAGTTCTTGTTTGGTGCAATCGGATGCTGACCAACACTCATCTTGATTATAAACCATTTCAATACAAGAAGTAATCATCTCTAGAGATTTATTTACATCTTCACCAGTTTCTTGTATCTCAAAATTATTTTCAACAAATTGATTAATCGATGGATACTTCATCTTCATCGAAAGAGTATCATCAATTTGAATAATACTATTATGTTTATCGTCTTTTTGAACTTTAATAGAGTCGAGATCAATCTCTAACTGAACTTGAGTCTCACCATCATCGGGACAGGTTACATTGACTTCGAGAGTCTCACCAACAGATTTTGCTCGGATGTTTAAGAACAAATATTCAATATCAAACGTTGCGAGATCTGTTACCTTAACACCTTTGGTTAAGATACACTCTGTTAAAATATCAACAATTGCATTTGTAATCTGCTTCATATCTTCAGACTCAAGTGCCATAATTAAAACTTTTTCTTCTCTGACTAGAAAGGGGCGATATCTAATTTTTTTTCCAGTCGAAGGGATCTCCAATTCGTAAATTGGAGTATTAATTTTTGGTAAAGGCATAATCCTTAATACAATTCAGGTTTAGTTATTTATTATGCAAGTGGAGATGTTGAAGTAATGCTTGTTGATGCATCATTAAGACCTGCAGTAGGTTCAGAAACTCCGCCTGGACCAACAATAACATCAGTTGATGAATCTGTTGCAGTTTCTCTAAACACTCTATAGCGATCATAATTCATAGTGACTGTCACTTTCATAATTTCTGCCTCTCCATATGATAAAGGAATTGATGACATTGATTTGGGGAATGCATTAATTAACTGATATGTTAAAGATGGTGCCCCAGGAACAATGTAATTCTTTTCAAACTTTTTAATATAAAATCCAGTTTCATTTTTATAAAATTTTGGATAATTATATCTACGATAATAGTTGGATGTAGTATTATATAAACTGGGTTCTTGTAATTGATTACTATTACCACCAGAAATATAATCCATCCAAGCTTCAAAAAATGTTAAGGTTGTGTAGTCTCTGTTTACATAAAAAGAAAAATCAATATCAGTATTAATTCGAGTATGAGCAAATTCTTGAGGAACTCCCATAAAGTTATCTTTGACTTCACTAGTTGCATATGTAGAAGCTGGTAATGTTGCCTCTGCACAAGCAAAGGATAATAATCTTTGAAATTCTGTATTAAAAGTAACTCCGTAAATTGGTTGTAAGTTTTGATTATTTAAATGATCAATAAAAGGAGTGGATCCATTACTTGCTACGCCCCACCCATTTTCAATATAAACCTGATAGTTATTGACTCTTGCAAGATCTCCCAAATAAGTCTGGGCATCTAACATTGTTAAACGTTGGATCGGTGGGATTGCCATCTAAATATCTTTTATGAGAGTCTTATGATTAAATATTTAGATGTCATATAAGGGAAAATACCAACCATCATATCCTAAAAAATACAAAGGAAATCCTACAAATATCATATACCGATCTTTGTGGGAGCGTAAATTTATGGTTTATTGTGATTTAAATGAGAACATCATTGAATGGGGTTCAGAAGAAATAGCACTACCATATCGCTCCCCAATTGATAATAAAGTTCACAGATACTTTCCAGATTTTTATATCAAGGTTAATGAAAATAATGGACAAATCAAAAAATATCTGATTGAAATAAAACCCAAAAGACAAACCACTCCACCAGCAAAACCACAGAGACAAACTAAAAAATACCTCTATGAGGCGTATGAGTATGCAAAGAATCAAGCAAAATGGAAAGCAGCACAAGAATTCTGTAGAGATCGTATGTGGGAATTCAAAGTTTTAACCGAGGATGAACTTGGTATCAAATAATGCCTAGAAAGACGCTCAAAGAAAGAAAAGGAAAAAATCCAACAGATGATAAATCAAATCGTCTTCGTTCTGTCGTTGATAATATAACAGGAACAGAGTCGGCAGATGATTTGATGTTAATGCTTTTAGATGTTTTGAGCGAAAGTGGAAAGATTCCACAATCTGGTAAGTTTTATACTTTCGTCTATAATCCCAAAACACCAAATGTTCAATATGATCAGAACCCTTTAGTTGCAGTCACAGATGTTTTTCAATGGGGATTTCGAGGTATTAACTTTCATTGGGGTGAAATGAGACAATATAGTTGGGATGAAGTAGCGGGACAGTTATATGAAATTTACTCCGACGAAATTGCTGATGCAAGAGAGATACCATTTCAAAATATTCGTCTAAATAATTAGAAAAGGATAATGCCAAACGTCTATCGATATCCTTATAATTCTATAACAGAAAAAACTGACTATCTACAAATAACCATTAAAAGGCATAGTAGATCTGGAACTGCAACCACATCTTCAAATGGTTTAACAACTTTTTCTGGGGGAGGGGTATTTGATGCAGTTCAAAATGTTGGCGGAACTGGTTCTTCAATTGGTGTTGCTACAATTGATGATGTCATTATTCTTCCTATGCCATCGAATATTTCTGACAATAATTCAGTAGGATATGGTGAAGATTCTTTAGATGTCCTGGGAGCTGCTGCTGGTGGCATTGCAATGGATATAATGAAATTTGGGAAAACAGCAGGGGGGGGTAAAGTATCAGATGCTACAAAAGAAATTACTGAGAAATTTGGCAATGCAGTAAATGAGGTTAATAAGTTTGGAGGAGTGGCTGTAGATGCTTTTACGCGCAGTTTGGCAGCATCGGCAGCAGGAATTATTGGTGCAAACGTAACAGCAAACCAACTCTTGACAAGATCAACTGGACAAATATTAAATCCAAATATGGAGTTACTATTCAGTGGTCCGACTCTCCGTCAATTTCAATTTCAATTCAAATTAACACCAAGAGAAGAACAAGAGTCATATCAAATTAAATCGATTATAAGATCTTTTAAGAAAAATATGGCACCACAAACTGGTGAAGAGAACGCATATTTAAAAACTCCCAGAGTGTTTGAATTAAGATATCGAAAAGGAAACACAAATCACCCATTCTTGAATAGATTTAAACAATGTGCTCTGACTAATATGTCAGTAAATTATACTGGAGAAGGAGTTTATGCAACATATGCAGATGCGACTCCTGTTTCGATGATTATGACTCTCGATTTTAGAGAATTGGTTCCAATTTACTTTGATGATTATGCAGACATAAGTGGATCGGATCTAACATATAATTCTGCTGGTGGAACTTACAGCGTAGGATACTAAAATGGGATACTTCAGAGAACTACCTAACATTCAATACCTTTCCCCACTTGCAGATCGTAATTCTGCGTCTGAATATATTGAAGCAAAAAATCTCTTCAAAAGAGTCAAGTTAAGAGATGATTTTTATAGTTCATTAACTAATTTTGAGAAATATAGAATTACTGAGGGTAAAAGACCTGATCACGTTGCACAAGAATTATATGGTTCATCTAATCTAGATTGGGTTGTTTTGATTTCTGCAGGTATTACAAACGTAAGAGATCAATGGCCATTATCGGATAAAGACATCTATGATTTCGTTGAGAATGCTTATGGGAATTCAATGAATGAAACTCGTTTTCACGAAACGATTGAAATTAAAGACAGTCGAGGACGATTAATTCTTCCTGCTGGTCAAGTTGTCGATTATAATTTTAAGTCTCCTAGACCAAAAGTTGATGATACACCAACTAGTTCTTATATTTCTTATTGGGATAGTGGTCTTAATAATACTATAACCAAATATAATATTACAGTTCCAATCACAAATTATGATTATGAAGTAAGACTCAATGATAAGAAACGTGAAATATATGTTTTAAGACGTGGTTATCTGCAGCAATTCCTGAATGATATGAGAAATGCAATGAAATACGGAAAATCTTCTCAATACGTCAATGATAAGATGAAGAGAGCTGATAATATCAGAGTCAAATCACCATAAAAGTTCTAAACTCTTATCAAAAACCATCACATATCGGTGCTTGCGGGAGCGGTCTTTCCATTCTCCTTCAGCACCTTTAACTTTTCCACGAGAGTGTTTAGTTCCGTCTGCATAGTAGAAATCCTTCTTTGGGTCTGTGAGTCCGCAATATTTAAAGTTACAAGCCCGATAGATTGTACCACTATGGAAATCACTATCAGCGTAAGAGATGATTGCTTTAACTTCAGCATC